ACATTGTTTTCCATTGTTTTAAAGATATCGGCTGTATCTTTAATATTTCTACCATAAATGTCTGCAATGGCAGCATAGGCACGTAAATTACCAAATATCTTTCCTAATAATTCTTCATCAGTTTCTTTGGTTAAGTCAACAATTTGTTTAATAGCTAAGAAAAATCCTTTATCTTGGATCATCTTTCTGGCTTTTTCAGCAGTAAGTCCAATTTCTCCTAAAGCATCTGCCGCTTGTTTAGATGGTTTTAATAATGCCATTAAAGTTTGTCGTAGATAAATTGCAGAAGTACCTGCTGTTGTACCTGTACGTGTCATAGATGCAATTGCAGCACCTACTTCATGGAACTCTAATCCAATAGCAGCAGCAACAGGCAAGACAAGTCCCATCGATTTAGCTAAATCTTCGGGCATTGCCTTACCTTCACGGACAGTTGCGACAAGAGCTTCCGTTGCATCTCTTGCAGATAGGTTTTCTTTCCCAAAAGCGTTCATAGCACTTGTAACTAAATCTGCTACTACTTTGGTATCACCTAATCCGGCTGTTGCTGCTTTGGCAGATTCTCGTAGAATATCCATTGCTTCTGCGCCCCTTATACCTGCCGAAGTAATGAAGAAAAGTGCATTAGATAATTCTACTGGAGCTTTACCTACTGCCACAGCCATATTTTTGATATCTTTGATCCATTGTTGAGTTAATGTCCGAGATACACCAACTAAACCTATGATCTTTGTGATGTTGTTTTCAAATTCAGCAAAGGTTTTCATGGATACCTTACCTAAAGCTACAAGGGGCATCGTTAATCCAAAAGTCATATTCCTACCTGCCATCTGCATATCACGACTTAAAGCCATGTATTGCTTACGCATATCATTGGTTGACTTTCTGACTGCTGCCTCCGCTTTTAGTAATCCTGAAGTATCTACTCCAAGCGACATCACTAATGACCCTATACTTAAATCCATCTTACTGTTGCTTATTTACAATATCATTTGACCCTTTCAAAGCACTTAAAAATCTTTCCTTCATTTCTTGTGGTGTCATTGGAGTTTGTTTATCCCCAACCCAATCAGGAATGAAATCTTCTAATTTTACTTGCTTTGCGTTTTTCTTACCATGTACATTTATAGCTATATTGGTTATCGTACTTATTAGGTGTGCAATATGAAAGTCTAATCTTTTCTCTCCTATTGGACTTATCCTATTATACGCTTCCCATTCTGCTATTTGTGTACTTGTTAAGTAATTTTGCAGGTAATCAGGATGTGGGCATCCTACTACCGTACATAATTCAAACATAAAAAGCCGCACAGGACGGCTTTTTAGTTTTTTACTTCAGCCTCCTTTTCACTTTGAGATATTTTATTAAGCTCTTTACTTGCAGCAACTATCTTATCAAGTTGCATGGCAGGAAGTTTGCCTAATTCTCGGAAATCACTTGGTTTGAACATCAATTTGCCATCTTCATCACAAATTGACATTACACAAAGTTTCTCACGAAAGTTATCAAGTGTGTTTTGAAAAGTAGTCTTTTCCCCTTGCCCCACTTGTTTAACTAACATTTTCTCAAACTGATTACGTTCTTCTCCTGTCATTTCTTTAATGAAAACACCATCTTTGGTTTTCTCATCTAAAACAACTGGCTCAATCCGCACGTTTTTAGCGGTGTCTAACAAAGCTTCTCTTGTCAATAGTTTCATTGTCCGTAAAATTTAAAAAAGTTAATAAAAAGTACCTTAAATTGCCTCCTATGAAGCGTCTTGTACTGTTACTTGCCCTGTTACTTTCAAAGTCACGTCAAACATAACAGCATCATCAAAAGTAATACTCACAGGCATCTCTACCACATAAGCATTAAAGATAATTTGCGTGTTTGCCCCTGCTGTACCTTGTCCATCTTGAAACTCAATTGTGTATTGAGCCAAACCTTCTTCGTTATCAGCATCGAATACTGTTTTAAGAGCATCGAATCCGGCACGTGTGAAATTAACATTTAAAGAAACATTACCACCATCTCTGAAAGAGGCAATAAATTCTCTATATCCACCTGTTGAATCTAAGGAAGTAACATCAATCACTTCTTTAGATAAATCCGGACCAGATATAGATTTAACTTCTGCAATAGTGCTTAACACACTACTGGAATTTAATTGTTTTAGCGTAGTTCCTACGCCACTAAAAGCATTACTCATTTGTTATAAATTTTAAAATTTAAAATTAATTTGATGTCCTTCTTTGAATATCAAAATTTAAAGCAATTCTGATTCTATTAGAATCATCCCAATCCAACACGTATGGTGGATGTAGAGATCGTATCATTGAATATAACGTTCCATTCACTACTTCTTGATTTCTTCCATGTAGATACTCAATTATGTCCTGTCCTAATTTAAGTCCTTCTTCAGCATCTTCATGTCTTATTCGTATCTGCATAGATGGTTTTTCATATAAACCACCAGAATCTTTATTTAAGACAGTCAATGGTTCTTCACCAGATGTTTCAAACAAAGATACACAAGTATTTGGGAAAGCCGGTTCTCTATGCCGGAATAAATTTGTTTTGAAAACTAAACCTAACGTTAAAGAAGCTTCCAAAATCTGTGTCATATCGTAACTTAATGTATTCATCCTGTCTTTTTAATCATTGCATTTCTACGAACAATCTCAATAATTGTAACTTTATTTCTTTTTATCGCTTTCTGAAACCATCTTCCACCTGTGCCTGATGTAGTCCAATTAACACCCTTCATTTCGTGTACATAAGAAGCATAAAAAGCACCATATCCAAAAGCTATACCAATCTTGTACTTGCTTATTTTTTTCTTACCTATTGAAACAGCTAAATTATGATGTCTTTCTAATTTACCTCGTAAAGACAAACTACCTTTATATCTTCCTTTCGATGCAACACTACCTGAAAATAAAATTCCTTCTGCTTTCGCTCCTCTTACTGTGTAAAACCAACTTGCTCTTAGATTACCTAAGTCAAGAGGTGTCATAGGTGAAGTTTTTGTGGTATCTTCATGTATCCATGCAGCAGCTTCAATCAGTCCTTTTGCAGTACGTCCTTGTATCTTAACTATTTCTTTGTTAAGGTTGCGTATTACTTTGTCTAAACCTTTTACTGATGCATTTTTCCTGAAAGCCATTTTTATAAATGTATTCGGAACATACGTCCGTTGTTATTTAAATCAGGTACTTTATCAATTCGTTTTATTTCATAAGCATCATTCATTTGGTACGGATTCATGTGAGAAGGTAAATCTATTAATGCACCTAAAAATAAATACCCTTCTAAATTCCACCCATCTGATGGAATATCTGTGGTATAAACCAATGCTTCTGAACGATACTCTTTTCCATCTTTATCAATCTTAATACGGCTTGCGCTGTCTTTAGCCATACTCTCATATTCATCCTCCCATCTGCCTGTTATCTCCTCTGGCGGATCAAAAGTCATTTTACCATCCCCATCATTTTGAGGATTACCCCAATAGACAATGGTTTGTTTTTGTTTTCCTTTTATGAAAGATAATATACTCATTATTCAAAACTTGTTATAGCTCTTATCTTAGCAGCCTTTCTTCCAAGATTAGCCATTTTCCCACATCGGTCAAGTGCCAATACCATTTGCCCATATGATGTAGATTCTAATTTTGTTCCCCATTCACCTGTGTATTTAACAGATGCTTCTCCAAGTGTTTCCTCTTTGGTTTGTCGGATAACACTTGATGCCATCATGTGTGCCGCTAACCATTTTTCAATAGACTTTAATTCGTCCTCTGTTAATATAGTACAATCTGCTAAAACACTTGTCACTAATACATAAGCATCCGATATTATATTTTCTATGATAGTGTCAGAAATATTATCTGCATCATTTCCAAATAATTCTCTTACTTCATCTGGTAGTACATTTGCCATTGTGTTTCCTCTTAAATTATTAACTACGTAAAAAATCTTGTTCAATCATTATATAAAAATCTTGATCAACGTGTTCATCTGCAACAGGGTCACCTGTAAACTTTATAAAAAGTCCTGCATGGTATCTTTCACCTGCTACAAAGTTACTATATTCATTATAATCCCAAGGCACAGCAACACTAATATTTGCTCCCGAACCTGTTACTACGATGTCACCATCCCCTTGTGTTTTATAAAATAAGGTATTGTCATCGTCTGT